GGCGGCACCCGCGGCGGCCGCCGGCCCGGCCCCCGCCCCGCGCCCCTGGACGAACAACGAGACGGGCCCGAGCGTGGTCCAACCCGCCGCGCCGGCGGCGATGTCGCCCGCGGGCGCGGCGATCGCGGCGTCCGTCGGCCCGACCGTCGGCGCGTTCGACTCGACGGTCCGCGGGCTGCTCGGCACGCCCGCGGCGCCCGCGCCCCCGCCGCCCCCGCAGCCGCGGCCGCTGCCGGCCGCGGTCGGCGCGACGGGCACCCCCGCGACCATGCCGCTCGGCGCGGGCGCCGACCCGCGCATGGCGCTGATGGGCCAGGCGATGGGACGGACGGGCCAGCTCCCGGGGGTCGGGCTGCCCGTCGCGCTCGGCGGCGCGGGCTGGGGATGGGATCCGCGCCAGGCCGCGCTGGACATGCTCGGCGACGGCTCCGACCCGAGCTGGGCCGCCGCGGTCGCCAGGGCCTACGGGCGCCCGCTGTGAGCGTGCCCGACGAGCTGCTGCCCTGGCGCTGCCCCGGCCGGCTCCGGTCGGGCGCGCCGTGCGGCAAGCTGCTCGCCAGGGTCGGGGCCCCCATGGAAGTCGAATCGTGCGAAGCACGGACTTCCATGGGAACCCTCGGCCCGCCGGACGCGTCGGGCGAGGTCGACGAACGCTACGTCGTCGTCGTCCAGATGATCTGCCCGAAGTGCCGGCGACTGAACACGCTCGCCCGGCCCGCGACAGGCCCGTCGCGGTCTGGTATGCTGCACACGATCACCGTCTGAGCGCCGACGAAGAGGCCCGAGAGCCCGTTCCGCCCGCGAGCACGTCGCGGGCCGAGGACGGGCATGTCCGTCGACCCGGAGCCACAGCAGCAGACGGGATCCGCCCAGCCATCGGGTTCCCATGAAAGCCCGAGCTCCGCTCGAAACGGCTTTCATGGGGCCCCATCGGAGACGCCGGCAGAGGCGCCCGCGCCCGCCGCCGAGCCCGCCCCCCGTACGTCGTCGTCGTCCGAACGGGGTTCCCCAGAAGGTCGCCCGAAGGGCACCCGACCTTCTGGGGGCCCCGAACGGGGTTCCCCAGAAGGTCGCCCGAAGGGCACCCGACCTTCTGGGGGCCCCGAGCGCCTCGGCACGCAGGGGGCTCCCAGACGGGTCCAGGCTTCGCCTGACCAGACCCGTCTGGGGTCCCTGGCCGAGGCGTTCAGAGACCCCGACGCGCGGGCGGCGTTGAAGGCGAAGGGCTCCCATGAACGCCCGAGCTCCGCTCGAAACGGCGTTCATGGGGACCCGAAGCGCGGCCCGGACGGGGCCGCCGACGCATCCGACCCGTCGGGGGAGTCCGCGCCGGATGGCGCGTCGAAGCCCGACGGGGGCGATGGGCGGGGGGAGCCCGGGCCGTCCCGTCGCGGGGCGGCCCAGGCGATCAAGGACCGCGACGCCGAGATCGAGCGGCTGGTAGAGGAGCGCGAGGCCGAGCGGCGGAAGGCCGACGAGGCCAACAAGCAGGCGGCGTCGCTCAACCAGCAGCACCAGGCCGCCCGCAAGGCGGCGCTCGACCTGATCGGCGACGACGCCGTGTTCCGGCGGCTCCAGTCGGCGCGGCTGCGGAACCAGCCGCTCACGTACGCCGAGGACGAGGCGCTCGACCGGATGCTCCAGTACCGCGAGCACGCCCAGACGTTCTGGGAGCTCGCGGACCGCGGCCACAAGGTCGAGATGGCGAAGGGCCTGGCCGACCGCATCGAGCGGCACGGGCTCGACCGCGACACGGCGTTCGGGGCGGCGTTGCCCGACCTGATCGACCACGCCGTCTCGGTCACCGAGGCAAGAGTCCGCAAGGAGTCGGCCGAGCGGATCGCCGAGCTCGAGCAGCAGGTCAAGGGGCTGAAGCCGCGGGCGGCGGCCGCGGGCCGGGCCGCGCCCACGACGGGCGGCGGGTCGGGCAACGGCGCGCGCATGCCCGAGGACGGGGCCTCGCCGCTCGAATGGTTCAGCTCGGGGCTGCGCGACGGCTCGCACCGCCGCGCGGGCGCCGGGCGCAGGTAACGAGGAGTCCTTCAGATGGCCGGAACACTGGCCGACCTGGCGTCCCAGTCGACCGACAAGTTCGAGCGGGGGGTGGTCGAGCGGTTCAAGCTCACCTCGGACCTGCTGACCGTCATGCCGTGGAAGCAGGTCGACGGCATGACCTACAAGTACCGCGTCGAGGAGGTCGCCCCGGGCGTGGCCTTCCGCGAGGTCAACGCGGCCTACGTCGAGTCGACGGGGATCATCGCGCCGCGGATCGAGCAGATCATGATCGCGGGCGGCGACGTCTTCATCGACAACGCGCTGCTGCGCCTGGAGCGGTCGGGCGGCGACGCCTACGACTTCCAGGCCCAGCAGTACGACATGAAGTCGCGGGCGCTGGCCCGCGAGATCGAGCGGGCGGTGCTCGAGGGCGACGACCTGGTCAACCCGTCCGAGCTGATGGGCTGGCGCCGGCGGATCACGGGCAACCAGCTGGTCAGGTCGGGCGCGGTCGGCACCGCCAACCCGCTGACCCTGACGATGATCGACACCCTGCTCGACCAGCTCGATTTGAGCATCGGGACGGCGCACCTGTTCATGTCGAAGGCGATCCGCCGCAAGATGACCAACGCCGTCAACGCGTTGGGCGGCTCCGTCAACATCACCTACCGCGACGTCAACAGCCTGGGCCGCGTGGTCGAGAACTACTACAACGCCCAGGTCCACGTCGTCGAGGACGGCTGGGACGCCAGCACGATCCTGGGGAACGACGAGGACCCCGGCAACGGCACGGCGAACACCTCGAGCGTCTACGCCGCCATCTTCGACGAGTCGATGGGGGTCTGCGGCCTGCTCGGCGGCGGCGAGGGCTCGCCGATCGTCTCGGTCCGCGAGGTCGGCGAGACGACGGGGACGGGCCAGCCGCCGGGCATCCTCGGGCGGATCGAGCTTTACCCGGGCCAGATGGTCAAGTCGCCGCGCTGCCTGGCCCGCCTGATGGGCGTGACGTGAGACGGGGTGTTGGGTGGTGACGACTCCACCAGCTCAAGCAGGTGGCTTCTTGCGAAGCTCCACGCTTCAACAGCGGCTTCTGTACGAACGCACGGGCTCCTGCCCCACGTTAGCCGTACAAGGCTCCGTCCGAGCCCCTGACGGTAAGACCGTCGGCATGCACCCATGTGCGACACCCAACGACTTTTACGCCCTCCGGGATTTCGGGAGGGCAACCCCGCGAAGTCATTCTGCTGTCAAGGTGCGAGCCGGTTGCCCGGCACCGCGAGCGATTGAAGCTGCATCGGCACAGAGAGGATGGCCGACGGTGGGTGACAGCACGGTGAAAAACAGGTCAAAGGTTGGGGTGTGCGGCGCTGCGGCGCACTCCATTCCCCTGTCGCCTGAAGGCGACAGTCCCCTGGAGTGATTTCTATGGGTCGGACGGGGTGATGGGTTTCGGGTTTCGGGTTTCGGGGGAGGCCCCGTCTCCCGACCGCTCCGCGGCGGGAATATCGGCTGCGCCGACATCCCGAAACCCATGACCCGACACCGCCCGACGAAGGAGGGCCACATGCTGGACCCGAGCAGGCTCGCCGAGATCGGGGTCTACGTCGGCCCCGACGGCGGCTACTACCGCAAGCACTCCCGGATCGTGAACATCGAGTACGACCCATCGGACCCGCTGGCGATGGCGAAGGGGCTGATGGTCGCGTACGACGAGGAGCTGGTGCCGCACCCCGTGATCCTGCCGCTGGCGACCGACCCCGCCTCGATCGAGGAGGCCCGCCGGAAGGCGGTCGCGGCCAGGGCCGACTTCTACCACCCGGTGCACGGCTGGCTCAGGGGCGGCACCAAGCGCGAGGTCGACCTGCCCGAGAACACGGCCGGCGCCGCCAGGCTGCACGAGCGGCGCCGCGTCGTCGTCGCCCCCGTGGCGGCTGCGCCGCCGGTGTCGGACGATGGGTTTCGGGATGTCGGCGCAGCCGATATTCCCGCCGCGGAGCGGTCGGGGGACGACCCCCGGCCCCCGAAACCCGAAACCAAGAACCCAAAACCCATGACGGAGGCATGACGTGGCCTACGACAACGCGATCAACCTGTTCGCGAACAACATCAGCGCCGCGGGCACCGTCCAGCAGGCGGCCAAGCCGGTCGGGCGCAACCGCTCCTTCTACGCCGTCGGCCGCGTCGGCGGCGACGTGACGGGCACCACGCCCACGCTCACGTTCACCATCGAGCAGTCGGCCGACGGGGTCTCGGGCTTCACCCAGATCGCGGGCCCGTTCACCCTGACCGAGATGGTCGGCTACGTCGCGGGCACCACCCCCCGCTACGAGGTCCCGGGCCTGGACGCCGTCAAGGGGGCGTTCAACACGACCCAGGACTACGTCCGCGCCGTCACCACCGCGGGCGGGACCTCGCCCGTCTTCCCGTCGGTCTCGATCAAGCTCGAGCCGATCGTCGGCGCGGCGTTCAAGCAGTCGGGGAGGAGCTGATGGCGGACAATCCCGTCAACAGGGTCGCCAGGGACCTGCCCGACCCGCTCGCCACGTTCCACGTCGGCGACATGCCCCAGCGCGGCATCCCGCCCGACCTGACCGAGGAGGAGGAGGCGTCGCTCGCGGCCGAGCGGGCCACGCTGCGGGTGCCCCCGTCGTGGCCGCCCGAGCCGCCCGAGGAGGAGGCCGAGGCGGAGGGTCCCCATGGAGGTCGCCCGCGCAGCGGGCACCCGACCTCCATGGGATCCCCGGAGGGTCCCCATGGAGGTCGCCCGCGCAGCGGGCACCCGACCTCCATGGGATCCCCGGAGGGTCCCCATGGAGGT